GGCATCTCTTATAGGTGAGCAGTTAAATAGTGATTCACTCAATGATGAAGTTTTAAATTAAATAAGGAAATAAAATGTTAGATGAAAAGTATAAGCAAATTTTAAGAGATGCGGCAAGACCAATCAGGTTACCGTCAGGCGCAGATAACCCTGAACTTGGTAAATACAATGAGGAATTAGAAATAGCTACTGAAATAGTTATGATTGAAAGTCCTTATGATTTTTTAACTAAAGGAGATTTGGCTAGTCGTGTTTTTTATAACGAACCAATAAGCAACATACCTTATGCTAGCTTTGTAATACCATATACAAGGTTTGTAAAAAATGCTAAAGTTTAAAGAGAAAGCTAAGTTAGTATTAAGCGAGATGAGTAAAGCCTATCGTAATGATATGGAGTATGGTTTGTTTCAGTTAAACGAAAAAGCTAAGGAAGACTTTGCAAAGATGTATCCTGAAATATCGAGGGCATGGTTTTTTGCTATGGATTTTTTAGACGAAGTGGATAACGACAAATATGACTCCTGAAGCCAAAGTTAAAGCTAAGGTTAAAGTGATTTTAAAAAATATTAGGGCATACTCTTTTTCCCCAGTAACAGGGGGGTATGGAAGCTCAGGTGTTCCTGATATTGTTGCGTGCGTAGATGGTTGTTTTATTGGTATCGAGTGTAAAGCTGGTAAGGGAAAGCCTACTCTTCTTCAATTAGATAATCTAAAGAGGATAGAAGCAACAGGGGGGCTTAGTGTTGTAGTTAATGAAATTAATGTTAATCAGTTAGAGGAGTTAATTAAGTCATGGGTAAATACAGTAAAGACAAAAATATAGATTCACTAGTGCGTGAATTGATAAGTGAGGGGTGGAGCTCTACTAGGAAGAAAGGTCATTGGCAAATAAAACCACCAATGAGTAACAAGATTCAAACAATCCCAGTAACACCTAGTGATGGCAGAGCCTTTATGAATTTTCGTGGTGACATAAGACGTATTAAAAGTGGAGTAAAAAATGAGGGCTAAACAAGAGTATGCAAAGTGGTGCGCTTTAGAGGGTATGTGGGAAGAATCTCGTTTTGGAAGCGTGCAAGAAAAAGCGTATGTTGCTGGCTTTAACAAAGCGGTTGAGTTAGCCCAAGAAATTCTTAAACGACAAAAAGAAGGAGTTGATGATGAGTATGTTTCGTAAATTCAGAGCAGTTGAGGCAGTTGCAAAACCAGTAGAAAAGAAGTTACCCCTAGCGTTAGACGCTAACTCTAAGTTTGTTTACAGGGGTGGGGCAGATGTGTTAAAAGTGTGGCGTAACTATGGGTTTATTCCCCCAAGCGAGTATCGTGAGGACTATTTGTTTAAGAAGAATCGTGAGAAGACTGATGAATGAGAGTGATCTAAGAGATTGTTTCGCCATGTTTGCTTTGAATGGAATATTGTCTTGTAGTTATGATGTTGGGGAAGAGCCAGCAGTGTTGGCTTATAAATACGCTGATGAGATGCTTGAGGCAAGAAAACCCAAAGAAGACGGCATAGTATCTATTAAAAAGAGAGGGGTAAAAAAGTGAAAAAACCATGGGGAGAAGAGGTGCTAGACCTATTAAATAAGGGTTCACCAGCGCATGACACGGTAAATAGCCCCTTGCACTATACGGCAGGGGGAATAGAAACAATCGACTTCATTGAAGCGAAAGAACTTGACTATTGCCTAGGAAATTGTGTAAAGTATATATCTAGGGCAGGTAAAAAAGAAAAGAGCAAAAAAGTGGAAGATTTGAAAAAAGCCGCATGGTATCTGCAAAGAGCAATTAGTAATTTAGAGTAAACCCTTGGGGGGCTAGGCTACGGTCTATGCTCCCCCTTTTTGTAACTATATATTTTGGAATTTTAGTGAGCATCATTACCTTAGACTTTGAGACCTACTATGACAAGGGTCTTGGTTTTAAAACTCAGACGACAGAGGAGTATATTCGTGATCCGCGTTTCGAGGTAATCGGCGTGGGCGTTAAGGTTGATGACGGTTCGGCGGAGTGGTTTAGTGGAAGTCGTGAGGAGTTACATTCTTACCTGAGGAAACTTGATTGGAAGAATTCAGCCCTGCTATGCCACAATGCGCTGTTTGATGGGGCGGTGCTTAACTGGTTCTTTAAAATCTCTCCTAAGCTGTATTTAGACACCCTGTGCATGGCTCGTGCTATTCATGGTATGGAGGTGGGGGGATCACTGGCATCACTTGCGGTAGCACATTCAATCGGGCGTAAAGGCACAGAAGTAAAGGATGCCCTTGGAAAATCTCGTTCATCATTTAGTGAAGCAGAACTTAATAAATACGGGGAATATTGCAAAAACGACGTGGAACTAACCTATAAGCTATATCAAATACTATCAAAAGATTTTCCATTAAACGAGATTAAATTAATAGATATGACCTTGCGTATGTTTACGCACCCTGTGTTGGAAGTTGATGATGTTTTGTTAGTAGATAAGCTTGTTGAGATTAAACAAGAGAAACAGGAATTATTATCTTCACTCATGGGTAGGCTAAACGTTACGGCCGCTGAGGAAGTAAGAAAGAAGTTAGCTAGTAATAAGCAGTTTGCAGAGTTATTGATTGAGAATGGTGTAGAGCCACCAATGAAAGAAAGCAAGACTACTGGCAAGCAGACCTATGCACTAGCAAAGAATGATGAGGGGTTTATCGCCCTTACAGAACACGAAAACCTATGGATACAGGAACTATGCGCTGTCCGTCTGGGAACTAAGTGTACATTGGAAGAGAGTAGGATTGAACGGTTTATTGATATAGGTAAGCGAAACAAGGGTAGGTTGCCAATACCCCTGAAGTATTATGGGGCGCATACAGGGCGGTGGTCAGGTTTAGATAAGGTTAATTTCCAAAACCTTCCGTCAAGAGATAAAAAGAAGAAGACCCTAAAAAATGCTATACATCCACCAGAGGGTTATGTAATTATCAACTGTGATTCTTCTCAGATAGAGGCAAGGGTGTTGGCGTGGTGGGCTGGACAAGAGGACATTCTTAAAGCATTTGAGAACGGGCGTGATGTGTATTCAGAGTTTGCGACTAAGGTATATGACCGCACAATAACTAAAGATAACCCGATTGAACGGTTCGTAGGTAAGACTTGCATCTTGGGGCTAGGCTATGGCACTGGGGCAATTAAATTACAGCACACACTAAAGACAACCCCTCCTGGCGTTGCACTAGACGAAGATGAGTGTAAGCGAATAGTTAAACTATACAGGGAAGAAAACAATAAGATTACGGAACTGTGGAACGATTGTGATGATGCGCTAGACGAGTTGCTAAAGTGGAGTAGGAAGGGCGATATGTATTACTTGGGTCAGCACTCCTGCGCGTGCGTAACTGCTGAAGGTATTGTCCTACCTAATGATCTTATGATCCGCTATTCTGATTTAGCCTTGGACAATAACAAATACACATACAAGTCCCGCAAGGGTGAAGTATCTATTTGGGGAGGGGCTGTTGTTGAGAACGTGGTACAAGCACTCGCAAGGATTATCGTGGGTGAACAGATGCTTAAGCTACAGGAAAGGTATCGCCCCGTGCTTACCGTGCATGATGCGGCAGTTTGCATAGCCCCCGAAGATGAAGCAGACGAAGAAGTTAAGTTTATTATGGAAGCTATGTCTGTGCCGCCTGACTGGGCTAAGGGATTACCCGTTGCTTGTGAAGCAAAGGTAGCTACATCATACGGAGAATGTTAATAAATGGAAAAGAAGTTTTGCCAATCATGCCAAATGATGAAACCAATAGAAGAAGTAAAGTTAGTAAAAACGGTGCATAATAATCGGCGATGGAAGTGTTTAAGTTGTATTAAAAAGACCTCTACAAAAGTATATTCTAGTGAGAAAAAATGAAAAAGGTATGTGTAGTTAACTTTTGGGATGGTGCGTTTGATGGGGACTTTTTTGAGTTCTTTTTCCGCACTGCTTTTGATGGCATTGATTATGTTCTTAGCCCACATGAAGCTGATGTAGTTATTAGTTCAGTCTTTGGTCACACAGAAACCGACCCAAAGAAAACGATTATGTATATTGGTGAGAATGTACGCCCTAATTTTATTAACTACAATCATTCTCTTTCTTTTGACCATGATGATTATGGTGGGCGTAACTTTCGTTTACCTTTATGGTGGTCACGCCTTGCGTGGGATGGATTTGAACAGAAACCCCGCAAACAAAATTCCCACAATCATGGTTATGAAGACCTTATATCCATTGATTCCCTAACGAAGGGGCGCACTCTTGATTTGAGCCAGAAGACTAAGTTCTGCGCCATGGTTGCTGGGAACCCTGAAGGGCTACGAGTTAACTTATTTAATTCACTCTCGCAATATAAACAAGTTGATGGTTATGGATTGATGTTTGGTAACTCATTACGCCAGTCTAAGTTCGACATACTTCCTGAGTATAAGTTCTGCCTATGCCCTGAGAATTCAGTTTACGATGGCTATGTAACAGAGAAGTTGATTGATGCCTATGCTGGATTAACCGTGCCATTGTATAGCGGTGATATATCGGTGAATGAAGATTTTAATAGGAAAGCATTTATTAACTATCAAGATTTTAAAAGAACAGAAATATTTTTACATGATGTGGGTTGGTTTGATAGGGAGTTTGGTTTATATAAAGAGATGTACGAGCAACCCTTACTACTTAAAGAACCAAGCCTTGATGGCGCAATTAAATTTATAAGGAGCGTTACATGAAGATAAAAACAAAACTACTTAAAGAAAAAAAAGACGGCTCGGCTATTTGCGAACTTGATTTGGATAGGGAAGCTAAGGACTGGTTAATAGGTGAGGGGTTTGTATCCGTGCTAAGTAAAGCGTTGGGAGTGTCAGAGTCATTTGCAAAGAAACACCCTAAACGAATAAGAGAGCTAGTAAAAGATTTGGATATGGATGGACGTTGCTAATGAGAAGCAAGTACGGTATACAGCACCCACACTCGCCTGTAATGGAGTTGACTACGATGGTAGGGTGTCCGCTTATGTGTTCATTCTGCCCACAAGAGAATCTGCGGGATAACTACGGCGAGAAGACTAAGTATATGAAGCCGATGGATTTGGTGACGGTGCTATGTAAGTTACCAAAGAATACCCGCATAGATTTTTCAGGTATGTCAGAACCTTGGGCTAACCCCGATTGTACGACCATGCTAGAGAGCGTTATATACATGGGTTTTAACATAGCGATCTATACGACTTTGTACGGCATGACAAACGAAGATGCCCGTAAGGTTAAAAAGTTACTA